TTCATATCCAATACATACTGTTCCATTCGCATCGGTATGATTTATAGCTGTACCAGCTTCTTTACCAACAAGAACTAAATCTCCAGTAGTAGTGGCGGCTTCTCCTGCCTCATCGCCAATGAGCGTATTAGAACCACCAGTAGTAATATTTGCCCCAGCATTATATCCGATTGCCACAGTTTTGTCACCACCCGTTAAATCCGTTAAAGCTCCAGCACCAATACCTACATTTTGGATAGAAGTAGATAAAGAGGCATCAGCACAACCATGACCAATAAAAACATTATTAACTGTACCACTACCAATAGATTGTCCAGCTAAATATCCAAAAACCGTATTTCCACTTGTAGAATCTAATCCACCAGTTCCACCACTATCATTATTGGAGAGGCTGATGCGGGAGTTGTCATCGAGAACCATTCTTGTTGAACCGCCAGTTGCAAATCCTATTGTATCTGCCGCCGATTCGTGTATATAAGTGTTTCCACCCCCATCAAGATATAACTTGTTCAATGCCTGGATAGCTGCATAATCAGAAGCACCGCCACCACCTTCAGCTAATTCAAGTATAGTTTGTCCTCCTACAACTATATCGAGTTTATCTGCGGATACTTCATGTAGATAGGTATTCCCCCCACCATCGAAATAAAACTTATCAGTAGCATCAAGTGCTGCTGCTATAGTAGAAATACTCAGTGCTGAATCAGTAGCATCACCATCCTCTACTTTTTGCAGGGATGAAGTAACCCCCGTTGAATCCATCTTGAGCAACATTGTATATGTTGAAGCAATCGAATTGCTTGTTAAAGTTGCCATAATTTTTCTCCTTTAGTTTCCTTGTATATCTTACAGCTTACCGCCCGAAACATATCTGACATGGCCGTAAGTAAATTCTTAAACAATATCTTCCCACTTCCGTAATTCATTCTGCCACGTATCATTTACTATCTGCCATATATCACGGGCAAGTCGTGCAGTCTGAACTATGTGAGATTTTAATCTTAAACTGAGATTTAACATCTTACCCTACATAGGCTATGCAAGCACCAGAGGCCAATGTCAGACCTGTCCAGCGACCGAAAATTGTCATTCCCTGGGGGAAAGTTTCTCCGTCTATTGCAGCACCACCATCAGCATCTATTGTTGTTCCAGTACCAGCATCATCCAGGAATAGTTGTTCTGTTTCTGCAACCAAGCCACCACTAGCACTGGCAAAAACTGTATCTTCTATAAATTGAATTGCTACGAACACACCTGATCCAGTTCCACAAGTCACCGCTGTAGTGCCTGTTACTAAAATAGAACCTGCCTGGCCGATAGCCAGATTTTGTGCTTCTACGACAGCATATTGTCTCATTGCCATTTTGTTTCTCCTTCAAATGCCTTGCCGAGCTTGACAACTCTCATGGGCATTTTGGTTTAAATTAATTCTTTTTCTTTTTGGCCTTTGGCTTCATTTCCTTACCATTCTCATCGCATTCCTTGAATCTGCTTTTCAGTGATTCCATATCGTGATTGGAAGGATCATATTTAAACATGAGTCCATTAGCTTTCTTAAAATATCTGTTATCCATTATACATTCCTTAGACAGGCGGGGACAAACCCCGCCTATCATCAGTTAATCAATTAAGATTATGAAACATCCGTTAAGATGTATACTCCAAAACCATCCTTAATTTCCACTTCACCCCAGAAACCCGTTGCCACATATTCTGTGGTACGGTATGAGGCATTTCTTTCAGTTTCAATTCTGAATAATCCTTCTGGTCCTACTGCAAGACCTACAGCTCCTTTACTGAATGCAAAGTTAGCTGCATCCCCGCCTGAGCTGACATCTTCGTCAATTTGATCTGACCAGTAGCAATCGAATCCTGCTATGGATCCAATCCAACCAGCGGCAAAGGCTTCCTCGCCTTTTGCACCCATCATAGACATAGGTTTAGAATTTGATCCTGTCACCGCAGCATCGTGGAGTAAGGAAATTAATCCTTTTGGACCCCATGAGGATTTCGGTGATAGTACCAGGTTGTAAGGAAACGGTGCTCCAGCACTTCTCAATAGTCTCATGCTTCCAAAAATATGAGATAGAGCTAATGCTGTTCCTGCACTTGATTGTGTTTGTGAGAAAGTTTTACCTAACTCCACTAGATCATCATCAAGTTTTGCAGCTACGGCGTTACCTAAAATATCGCCTACATTTCCTGTTAAATCTTCCGCGTTTCCCATACGAGCCAAATCTGACACGTCAGCACGAATCACGTGCTCAGAAACAGTAGCACTTCTTGCGGCAGTTGTAATAGATGCAATCGTTGTATGATCTGCTCCATCAGAAACTGCTGCTACACTACTTGAAGCAACCTTTGTATAATCAGGAAATTGAACTGTAATTGCACCCTGTGGGGCCTGTTTGGCAGTTACCAAAGGATACATCACATTAACATGATTAAAAGCTATTACGGCATCGCCGATAATCTTACCAAGACCACCAACGGCTACGCCGGTATCTGTTTCAGCCATTGCTAATACTCCTAAATTTTACCATCCTATCTATACGCATGATTCTTACATCATACGCAATCAAGTAAGGTTTGTTATTCATCATAGGGCTTTTTCAATTTACCAGGACCGAATCCACTGAAGAGCCCGACAGACTTGACATTCTTGCCTTTTTGCAATCGCTCTCCTCTTTCTTCATGGATGTCTATATAATCATCATAAGAAATCTTCTTACTATTATATGTACATTCGATATCATTACCGTTCTCTACAGTACGGTGTTTGAGATCATTCTCAGGATCTAACGCTTGTTTCAATAAATCAGTTGCCATATCCTACTTTGATTTTTCCTGATGTTTGAAGGTTATTGGCCTTTCTGTATCCCTCAGGATCAGCAGCGGCCCATTCCGGGAAGGAACTGTACCCACCCATTGATGATGGTTTACTATTATCAATAGAAACCGGGTTTGGTTTCAAAGTCATTTTGTTATGAACTGCCCGTAATTGTTTTAAGGGAAGTCCATCAAATGTTTCTCGATCTTCATCCGAGAAATCAGAAAGAAGAGAATCTACTTCAGCTTTTATTTCAGCCCGATTAATCTCTAATTCAGCGTTCTGTTCATCAATGATTGCCTTGCGTTCATCGGCAAGGGTTTTATAATCATTCTGTTCTTCAAGCTGCTTAGTTCGGATTTCTTTAATTTCCTGCTGAAGGCTATCTGCTTTCTTCTCTGCACTTTGAGCCCGTGTTCTGTACTTTTTGCTTTCTGCAATCACTTCACCAATATCAGGGCTAATGCTTGGTTCAGTTTCCTGGCTGTTAGTGGCCAACTCTTGTACTTCTTGTACTGTTTCTTCTGACATTTTTACCTCTTGTTTGAGTTCACCTTCATCCAATGACAAAGGTCTTTGTTTCATTAGTCGCTTTTATATTGCGATCAATTCTTATCCCTACTTGCTTATCAATCCAGTTTTCTGTCTTTGTAGTTACTGGCTTGGATGTTGTGGTAATCTCTCTACCCATATCAGCGTTCCATTGTACCTTCTGAGCATCTGTTCCTGACCAGCCTATTATTACACCCTCTTTGTTTGCTGATCTTGTTTGTAAATTTCTAAGCATATCACCAGTTAATGTGAGATCGGGTTTCCTACTTGTAGATGATTGCCTCCTGAACTTTCCCGCTGCTTTATCATCTTCATACTTCTGTGAGTATTTACTAAAATTTGCATCGCTGACATCCTTACCCTTTTTGGTATGTACTTGGATGCGATCCGATACCTCATCACCTATTCTTTTCCAGAAGGAAGCAGTAAATGTTGGTACTGTCTTTAAAGGTTTAGCCACGTTGATCCTGTAGGGTTACTGGATTATAAGATTTACCTCTTTTAGCAATAAACTTATCCACCTGTTTTTTACTACCAGTTAGCTTCTTGCTTACAGATGTTTCCCTTGCCCAGCGATGACGGCAATTGAATCCTCCCCCATCACCAAATGCTCCTGGGAAATCAGATTCAACATCAGCTCTTGTTAATGCTCCAGCACTTACCATGTCTAAACATATATCCCGAGTCCTGTCATCTACTGGCCCCTGATAAACATAAGTCGCATCTTCAGGATCGAACTCTGCCATTTCTAACGTCACATTGCGTTCAAATGTGTTGAGTGCGGTATTAGCTAGGGTCTGAGCCTGATCTGCCCGTATAACGCCTCCTGCACCGCTTAAAATGCCTTCTGCTATACTTGCTTCACTTGCCCCGGCCAGTATTCCCCTTGCTGCTTCACTTCTTATGGTGTTTCCCATAACTCCAGACTGTGAAACAAAATTGGCACGATCCATTCTTAATAACGCGGTAAGAGCTTCGTTTGATACCGCTCCTGTCATTTCCATGTTAGCTAAAACACCTTGATAAGTAATCATCAGGTTATCTATATCAGCATTCAGGTTTAATCTGTTTAAGATCATATCTTCCATGTCTAATGATTGCAGGACTAATAAAATTTCCTGTCTTGTAAGCCCTTCATTTCTTAAATCAAGTATCTGAGATACTAATTCTCCCTGTACCCGTTGAACGGCCATTGCGAATTCTTTAGCAGCGTTATCTTTTATATCAGGCAACTGGTTGTCTCAATGCTTCTAATAGTGGTGAGCTAGGTTGTACTGAAGGCTTATCCGTTCCTAGTTTCTTTTGTAATTCTTCATCTGAAATATCGGGGTTGTAATGTCTGATTATATCTTCCTGGTCTATTATACCCATATCCTTCTTGGCCTTTAATAGATCCAGCTCCTCCTTGGCTGACATTGGATAGCTTACCTCACCGTAGTCCACCGCATAATCTTCAGATAGACCTTTACCCGTATGTACTTCAATAATCTTTTTATCAATTTCATATCTTGAGTTCTCCCATTCTTTCCACAAAGGAATATCGCTTTCCCTTGATTCGAGGTTCTCAATATCCTGGATAGCTAAAGCAACTCCAGATTGTACTTGCCCTGCATCGCCCCATTTTATCTTCAATGCATGATTCTGAGCCGTTAGATCAGCAAATGCTTTTACGCTTTCGATCATTGCTGGTAAGGATCCTGATGGGCTTACATAATTAAAAGATGCACCCTCTGGCAATAAAATCGCCCTATCTATTCCCGATTTAATTTGTGCCTGTGATTCTTCTATCCCGGTTATCACTGGCTGGCCTAGACTGAATCGAACTCCCAACGCTATCTCGGTCATTGCTATACCTATTTGAACTGCACACCTAACTACATCAGAAGCATCGGCTGAATTCATTAATTTGCTTATTGGTAATATGTCGTATGGATTAGTTCCATCCCCTCCCGGTATATCTATAATCTTACCCGCTTGATCGTACTTGAAATGTAGTCCTGGTTCTCCGTCCCTTGCCTCTGACCAGAATACAAACTGTCTGTGATTACCAAATATCTCAACCTCGTATGAATAACCAAATGGCAGCGATTCTCCATTGACGTAATATTCTTTTACCTGGGGCAATATATCATATTCTACCCGTTGGTGTCTTTCGGACCACTTCGATCTTAAATGACAGCATCCTAATAACCAGGCTATCTCACCGAACTCCCGCATCTTAGAATTTAGTTGATGAGTTAGTTCCCTGTAATCTTC